GTCTCCCGCCTCCTTGCGTTTCAGCTTGTGAGCGGCGGCGGCTCTGGATTGTGCGGGTGTGGGCATTGTCTCTCCTGTTCCTACGCCTTCAGCCCGGCCACCGTTTCCGGCTCCGGGCTTGGGGGTTTAGGTGGGGTGGGGTTAGGCGAGGCGGCGCTGTTTGGCGTCAGCGAGGTAGCGACGGGCGCTCTCCTTGTGCAGCGCGGGACCGTAAAAGCCGACAACCTTTCCGGTGCGGGCGCTCTCGGCGGCGGCGCGGCGGCACTCGCCAGCGCTGTTGATGCTGCGGGCGATCAAGGCGGCGGGCGTTTGTTCGATTGTGCGAAGGATCATCTGCGTATCTCCCTGCGGGCCAACCCCGCTGTTGATGTGTTATGCGCCAGTGATACCGATGTTGCAAGCGCATAATTGCAAGCGCATACGAATTATTTTCAACCCTTATGGGGCGCGATCTAAATTAGAGGCGAGTAGATGGCAGCGGGCATTAAGACCGGGGGCCGAACCAAAGGCACGCCGAACAAGGCAACCGCTGACATTAAAGCCGTCGCCCAAGTTTACACCGAGGAAGCTGTCAACGCGTTGGCTGTCATCATGCGGACCAGCGAGAGCGATGCGGCCAAAGTCGCTGCGATCAAGGAGCTGTTAGATCGCGGCCACGGAAAGCCGACACAGAGCGTTGATCTCGACGCCAACGTGAAAGCGACCGTCCAAAAGATCGAGAGAGCGATTGTCGATTCTCCGAATAGAGACAGCTAGGGTCTTTCAGCCGCTTCTGGCTCCGGCCCGTGACAAAGCGGTCTGGGGTGGTCGAGGTTCCGGCAAGTCGCATTTCATCGCCGGGTTGATGGTTGAGGATTGCCTAGCCGAACCGGGCGACAATGGCGGCGAAGGGATGCGGGCGGTTTGCCTGCGGGAAGTCCAGAAGGACTTGGCCCAATCGTCCAAGCTGCTTCTAGAGACGAAGCTCGCAACGCACGGCTTGGGTGAAGCGGACGGCTTCAAGGTGTATCGCGACGTGATACGCACGCCGGGCGATGGCCTGATTATTTTCAAGGGCATGAATGATTATACAGCTGACAGCATCAAGTCGCTGGAAGGCTTTAAGCGCGGTTGGTGGGAAGAAGCCCACGGCGCAACTCATACCTCGATCAACCTCTATCGCGCCACGATGCGCGCACCTGGCTCGCAGATGCTTTGGTCATGGAACCCGAGGCGCAAGCAAGACGCGGTAGATGTGATGTTCCGGGGAACGCAAACCCCGACCGACAGCGTGGTGGTCCATGCCCGATGGCAAGATAACCCGTGGTGGACGCACGAACTGGAAATGGAGCGACAGAACACGCTCCGCATGTCGCCCGACCAATATGAGCACATCTGGAATGGCGACTACGTGAAGATATTTGAGGGCGCATATTACGCGACCCAGCTAACCGCAGCGAAGACGGAAGGCCGCATTGGCCACGTCGCCGCTGATCCGCTGATGCAATACCGGGCGTTCTGGGACATCGGAACGCGAGACGCTACCGCGATCTGGGTTGCCCAATTCGTCGGGCGTGAGATCAGGGTTCTCGACTATTACGAGGCATCCGGTCAGCCTCTTGCAACGCACCTCAACTGGCTGCGTGAAAAGGGATACGGCAACGCGCTTAACGTATTGCCCCACGACGGGGCGAACATGAACCATATTACGGCTGTGAGGTTCGAAGACCACATCCGCTCGGCAGGCTTTCAGGCTGAGACGGTACAGAACCAAGGCAAGGGCGCGGCCATGCAGCGGATTGAGGCTGCAAGGCGATTGTTTCCCCGCATCTGGTTCAACGAACTGACCACGGAACCCGGCAGAGACGCGCTGGGAGCCTACCACGAACGCCGCGACGACGCGCGGGGCATAGGGCTAGGGCCTGAGCACGATTGGTCCTCACACGGCGCTGATGCGTTCGGCCTGATGTGTGTTGCGTATGAAGAGCCTCGCGCCGCACGCGCAGAGAAACGACCACCTCGCCGCGTAGGCGCTAACAGTTGGATGGGGGCGTAAGATGAGCAAAGCCGAACGCCTCCGTCAACTTGCCCTTCAATCCTATTGGGCCGCTGAAACCCCAAAGGAAGCAAAAATGGCGGGCATCTTAATTGATTTGTTTGCGCCAGACGTGCGCGACGATGACAGGCCGCTTCCGCGCGTGAAAGTGGTGTTTGCATGAGCGAAGCGCCCAAACGCAAAGCGCCAAAGATCGAAGGCTATGACGACGAGGCCTCGTTCATCAAGGAGGCGCGCGAGCGTTTCCAGCGCGCTGTAGACTTTGACCGCGACAATCGGGATCAGGGGATTGAAGACTTGAAGTTCCTTGCCGGTGAGCAATGGGACGAGGAAGCGCAGGCGGCTCGCAAGGGTCGGCCCATGTTGACGATCAACACGCTTCCGACCTTTGTGGCGCAAGTGGTCGGTGACATTCGTATCAACCGCCCGGCAATCCGCATCCGCCCGGCTGAAGACGGCGACAAGGACCTGGCTGAAGTCCGCGAGGGCCTGATCCGCGCCATTGAGCGGGACAGCGATGCACAAGGCGTGTACGTCAACGCCGGGAACAACCAGGTTGCGTGCGGGATTGGTAACTTCCGCATTGGCCTCAAATACGCGACCGACGACGGCTTTGACCGTGACCTGATGATTGAGGCTATCCCGAACGCCTTTGCGGTGACTTGGGACCCTTACTCTACAGAGCGCACGGGCAAGGACGCCTCGCACTGTTTTGTCAGTGACATGGTTCCCCGTAAAGACTTCGAAGCCCGGTTTGATACCGTGCTAGACAGCAGCCTTGAAGTCCCGCTTCACGACGTAGACGGCTGGTACTCGCAGGACAGCGTTCGGATTACCGAATACTGGATCATGAAGACCTCGAAGGTTGATCTCGCGCTGCTGGAAGGCGGGCTTGTCGTCAAGGCTTCGGAAGTCCCGCAAGGCGTTGTTCCGATCCGCACGCGCTCCGCTGACGTCAAGTCGGCGTGCATGTATCTGATCAGCGGGACCCAGGTTCTCGACGGTCCCTATGAGCTACCGATTGACCGTCTGCCCATCATCCGGGTGCAAGGCTGGGAGGTGAACGTTGGCGACCGTCGCATTCGTGGCGGTCTGGTCCGCAACGCGCGGGATAGTCAGCGGCTCAAGAACTATTGGCGCTCTGTGTCGGCTGAAATGCTGGCTCTAGCGCCGAAAGGCAAATGGCTGCTAGAGGAACGTCAGGAAGGCGATCAAGACGGGTTCCGCGATGCGGTCAACTCGGACGATAACGTCCTGACCTTCACGGGGCCAAACGCTCCGCAGTTCATCGGCCCGCCGAACCTCAATACCGCTGTGCTTCAGGAATCAAACCTGAACTCGCAGGACATGAAGGATACGACCGGCCTTCACGATGCCAGTTTGGGCGCTCGCTCAAACGAGACGTCTGGCAAGGCCATCATGGCACGCCAGCGCGAGGGCGACGTTGCCACGTTCATCTATCCCGACAACCTGCAAGCGGCGATCCGCGAAGGTGGCCGGGTTCTGAATATGCTGATCCCCACGGTGTTTGACACGGCTCGCACAATCCGCGTGCTGGGTGAAGACGACAGCGTGAAGGTGAAGCGCGTCAACGATCCGAACGACCCGGAAAGCATTGACATCAATCGCGGCAAGTATGACGTTTCGATTGAGAGCGGCCCGTCCTACTCGACCAAGCGCGTTGAGGCGGCGGAAAGCATGATGCAGTTTGTGCAAGCTGTCCCGGCGGCGGCGTCTGTATCTGCTGACCTCATTGCCAAGGCCCAAGATTGGCCGATGGCGAACGACATTGCCGAACGGCTCAAAAAGGCCCTGCCTCCCGGTCTGGCGACCGACCCTGACGACGAGAAGACGCCAGAGCAACAGCAGGAAATTCAGCAGGCCATGCAAGCGGCCCAGCAACAGCAGGCCATGCAGCAACAGGACATGGACCTGACCATGCAGCTTAAGCAGGCGGCGGTTATCAAGGCGCAAGCGGAGGCTGAGAAGGCGGTTAACGAGGCGCAAGCCCCGCCTGAAAGCCCCGCAGAGCCCGACGAATTGGACGTGATGCTAAAGGTCGAGCAAGTCCGCAAAGCCAAGGCCGACGCGGACAAGGCCGAATGGGATGCAAAGCGCGCATCCGTTGGCCTGCTGGACGACATGCACAATCACAACATGAGGCCCGTCGAAGCCGCGATGGCGGAGCGGGACCTTGAAGACCGGATGAAGCCGCCTGAAATGGGCGAGCAGGAAACCGGCGACGACGATTAAGGTTTCGCGCAACGGGGTGGCTCCACCCGTTGACTACGCGCCCGGAGCAACCCCGCGAAAGCGCACATGACCGACCAAACCCAAGCCCCGGTGGAAACCGATGGCACCGACACCGCTGCCGTTCTAGCGGCGTTGGAAGGCGACAAGACCTATCTGGCTGACGACAAGGCCCCGGAAACCCCGGAGCCCGAAGCGGAGCCAGAAACCCCCGGCGACGATGCAGCCGCCGAACCTGCCGAGACTGAAGGCGAGAAGCCCAAGGTCAAGCGGTCAGTTCAAGAACGCATCGATGAGATGGCAACGCAGAAACACGAGGCTTTGCGAGAAGCTGAGTACTGGAAGGCGAAAGCCCTACAGGCGCAACCCGCTCAACCCGCCCCAGAGGCGCAACAGATACCGCAAGGCGACGGCAGACCAAACCGCGCCGACTATGACGACGACTTTGCATTTATCGAAGACCTGACCGACTGGAAGGCATGGCAAGCGGCGAACCAAATGGTTCAACAGCAAACCCAGACCCTACAGATTAAGGCGGTTGTCGAAACCTACCACACCCGCGCAAAGACGCTTTATCCCGAGGGCAAGCCCGCTGGATTGGTGGCCTTTGAAAAGGTGCAACAGGTTCCCGAAGCGGTGAATGAGATTGTCGGCACGTCGGACATCGGCCCGATGATTGCCGCCCACCTTGGCGACAACCCCGCAGAACTGGACCGGATCAATGGGCTAAGTCCATTCCACCAGGTGCGCGAGTTGACACTCCTTGAAGCACGCCTGACGCCCGCAACCGGGTCGAAGGTTCCCCCAAAAACCGCCACGGATGCGCCCGAACCTCCGCCAACCGCGCGAGGCTCAAACGGTCAGTTCAAGGTTGCCGGTGATACCGGAGACTTTGCGGCCTTTGAAAAGCAGTACCGCATTCCGGGCTAATGGCCTGAGCGCCAGAAAGTACCGCCACTATGGCTAACGCATATGCAACCCCGAAGGTCTACGCCAACGTCGGCCTAGCCCTCCTCAAGAACCAACTTGTCATGGCGAAGTTGACCGACAGCGAATCCGTGAACAAGGAGTTTGTCCCCGGCGTCGGCACGACCGTTTATGTGAAGCGCCCGCCCGAGTTCACCATCCGCGACGGCGCTGCGGCGTCCAGCCAAGATGTGGTCGAGGGCGAAGTGGCCGTGGTCTGCGACAAGCAGAAGGGCGTCGACGTTCAGTTCACCGGCTACGAAGCCACGACGAACATTGACCAGCTTCTGAAGTCGAAAATCATCAAGGCGGCGATGACGCAAATCGCTTCCCAGATTGACGGCGACCTGATCGACCAGACCAAGTTCTTCAACAACTCGGTCGGCACCTACGGAAACACCATTTCCACGGTTGCCGGGTTCTTTGCGGGTCCTCAGCGTCTCGACGAAATGGGCGTTCCCATGTCGGACCGAAACGCCATCATGACCCCGGCTGACGGCTACGCTCTGGCTGCGACCTTCACGGGTCTGGCCGCGCTGGCTGGCGACACGGCAATCAGTGCTCTGCAAAAGGCGAAAATCCCGATGCTCGGCAACACCCAGCCGTACATCACGCAGACCATCCCCGCCATCACGACCGGCGACCGCGTGACCACGACCACGCTGGTCAACGGCGCGAACCAGAACGTCACCTATGCGTCTTGCCGCACGACCTACACGCAGTCACTTGTCTGCGACGGTCAAGCGTCCAAGACCTACAAGGCTGGCGAGAAGTTCACGATCAACGGCGTCAACGCGGTCAACCCCCGCACGAAGGCCGATCTCGGTTATGCCCGTCAGTTCACCATCATGGCCGACGCTACGTCTGCCGGCGGTGGCGGCGACGTGACCCTGACCATCTCGCCCCCGATCATCACCTCGGGTGCGTTCCAGACCTGCACGGCGGCTCCGGCCAACAACGCGCAGCTGACCCACCTTGGCGCTCTGTCCACGACCTACCGCTTCAACGCCGCTTTCCACAAGTCGGCGATCAAGCTGGTCAACGTGAAGCCGCCGAACCCCTACTCGGGTGAAAGCGATTACGCCACCGACCCCGACACCGGGATCAGCGTTCGTTACTGGCGCTATTCGGACGGAACCAACGACCTCCACAATCACCGTTGGGACGTCTACTACGGCGTAAAGAACGTGGACACCCGTCTGGGAACCACGATGTTCGGCGCCTAAGCGTCATTGATCGGCCCGCTCTGAAAGGGGCGGGCCACTTCATTCTCATTTGAAAGGGACAAGCCGATGGCTGTTCAATATCTCGGGGATAACCCCATCAATGGCGGTGTTTCGCTTGGTCAAGCCGCCACCTCGCTCATTAGCCTCTATGGCGCCACTCCCGTCGCCCAGCGCAGCTCGACCGTGCTGGCGACCTCGACTATCTCCGCTTCCAGCTACGTGACTGTCGGGTCTAACCTGACCGCCATCATCCTGGAGCTGGTCAACGGCCAAATCGCCCTCGGCACGCTGCGGACGACTGCCTAAGTGACTGCGGAAGCGCCCTCGGTTGCCTCTGTTCCGGGGGCGCTTCTTCACGTCGGGTGCGGCTATAGCCCGCTGCCTGATTTCCTCTCATTCCTGAACTACAGCGAAACCCGTCTGGACATCGACCCGCGATGCAAACCCGATGTGGTCGCGTCAATGACCGATCTGGGGGACATTGGCACCTTCGATCTGGTGTTCTCGCATCACTCACTGGAACACCTCGCGCCGCATGACGTGGGTGTTGCGCTAAAAGAGTTTTGCCGGGTGCTTAAGCCTAACGGCGCGACATTGGTGTTTGTTCCAGACCTTGAAGGCGTCGAGCCTACGGATGAGGTTTTATTCGTCAGCCCGGCTGGCCCTATAGCGGGTTTGGACCTGTACTATGGGCTAAGGTCGGCCCTGTTAGATCAGCCCTACATGGCGCACCGGACGGGCTTTGTGAGCAACACCCTACGCGCTGCGCTGGAAAGCGCGGGCTTTGCGCGGGTGGTGATCCAAAGGCTTCCCGACCATAACCTGCTGGCGATTGGATACGTCCAGTGAAGGTTGCGCTTTGCACGCCAACGCTTGACCAACCGCTTCCCGCCTACGTCAAGGCAATGGAAGCGTCACTGCCCACGCTGAAAGAGGCGGGGATTGACTACACGCTGCTGATCGAGGTGGGTTGCCCTTACATTTCCGGGGCCAGGGCTACACTCCTCCGCAAAGCCTTAAATGCTGGGGCGGAGACGGTGGTTTTCATTGACCATGACCTGTCATGGAGGCCGGAAGACCTGCTAGACCTGATCCAGACGCCGGGCGAGGTTGTCGCGGGTGTCTATCGGTTCAAGAAGGATGACGTAGAGTATATGGGCACGCTGGCGCTTGATAGCGACGGCAGGCCGATAGGCAGAGCGGCGGACGGAACGAACACCCTGGTATTGAACGCAGAGCGCGTCCCCGCCGGGTTTATGAAAATCACCCGATCCGGGGTGGAACGGTTTATCAGAGCCTATCCGCACCTTTGCTACGGCTCGCCGATTGCCCCCCATGTTGACCTGTTCAATCACGGGGCGTTTGAGGGCGTGTGGTGGGGTGAAGACTACGCCTTTTCTCGCAACTGGCTGGCTTGTGGCGGGGATTTGCTGGTTTTGCCCGATCTAAGCCTAACCCATCACAGCGCGACCGCTGAGTTCCCGTTTAATCTGCACCAGTACCTTATGCGCCAGCCGGGCGGCGCGTTAGCGGAGGCGGCATCATGACTATGCGTGACACCCTGACCGCTGCAATCCGCATGATCGGAGTGCGGGCGCTGTACGACACGCCGGACGAAGTAGAGATGAACTTGGCTCTTGAATCCTTCCAGAGCATGATCGGCACCCTGCCCAAAGTTCGCCTGACTGACGTGCTGGTGGATGCGGACTACACCGCCAAAGAGGACGAGCGGATATTCAACACAACCGGCGCACCCGTTCTCATTACCCTGCCTGATACGATAACCGACCCGATCACTGGCGTTGAACGTCCGCCTCGCAACGGGGCGATGGTGGTGGTCGCGGTGACGGGTACGCGGCATATCTACATCTCCGAACTAGGCGCATGGAAAACGGCAACCGGCCTGACGCTGGAAAGCGAACAACCTTTTGGCCCTGAGCATGAACAGGGATTGAGGGCCATGCTTGCGGTGCGGATTGCGCCGGAATTGCAGCGTCCGAATGTCCCTGATTGGGTGGTGTCAATGGCTGAAGCCGGACGGCGCACCATCCGCCAGCGGTTCCTGCAAACGTACAAGATAACAACGGACCCGCTCCTGCTTGACCGCTTCCAGAGACACGGGGTGTATGTCTGATGGCCTTGAAATACTCCACCACGCTCCGCAATGCCCAGCTTGACGCCATCACCACGGCAGTCGGTACGTCGGGTATCCTGCGGATTTACAGCGGGACCCGTCCAGCCAACGTCGCGGCGGCTATCACCGGCACGTTGCTTGCCGAATGTGTTTGCAACGCCTCGGCCTTTGCGGCGGCGGCTTCGGGTGGCGTGCTTACGGCCAGCGCCATCGCAGACGATAGCAGCGCCAACGCGAGCGGCACGGCGAGCCACTACCGGCTTTTCCGTTCGGACGGCACTACGGCGGTCATTGACGGCGATGTATCCACCTCTGGCGCTGACCTGAACCTTGACAACACGTCGATAAATTCTGGTCAGGTGGTCAGCATTACCAGCTTCACCATTACGGCTGGAAATGCCTGATGAGCGGAACCGGCACCGCAACAATCGACTTTGGGGCCTTTCCGGGATCGAATGAGGCGTCAATTACGTTTGCCGATGCGACCGTCGGCGCTGGTTCCAAGGTTGAAGCGTTCATCATGGCCGCTGACACGACGTCCGACCATACGGCCAATGACCACAGATACGCCGGGCAATTCTTCTCGCTGACCGCAAGCCCGAACGCGGGTGTCGGCGGGACGATCTACGCTCGTTCAATTCACAAGATGCAGGGGACATATGCCGTCCGCTACGTCTGGGCAGACTAGGGATATACGATGGCTCTTGAAACCAACATTGTCGGCGGCGTTTCGGGCGGCAAGCAGGAAGTTGACGCAAACAAGAACGCTTTTGTCATCACGCCCGGCTACACCGCTGGCGGTGTTGCGTTTGGTGGCGGTCCCGATGCGGGCCTGACCCTGCAATCAGAGAACGACAGCGGCGCGCTGACCGGCACTCGCCACGTCCACGCGCCTGAGACGGACGAAGACTATCGCCTGCGGGTAGCCCTTGATAACATGCTCGACACAGAGCAATTCATCGACACGGCCCAGAACACCGGCAAGTTCTCCCACGCCTTCACAACCCTGACCGCGACGTCTTCCACGGCTGGCCTGTTGACCAACTCCGGCAACATTACGACCACGACGACCGGCATGACGTTCGGCACGTTTGCCCAATTCCCCATCGGGGGCACCAACACGCTGGTTTGCGAAACGGCTCTGGCCTTCTCCGCGCAACCAAACGCCAACACCGTGATCGACTTCGGCCTGTTCCAGCGGGGTGCCTCGACGGCGTTCCTTGGGCTGGATGGCGTCTATTTCCGGATGAACTCGGGCGGGCTGCAAGGCATCGTCAACAACAACGGCGTGGAAACCTCGACGGGCGTCTTCCCGCTGGCCTTGGGTGCGGGAACCTTCGCCTACACGAACAACCGCGTTTATCGGTTCCTGATCCAAACGACCAACGTCGCGACTTCGTTCTGGATTGACAACCTGAAGGTGGGCGAAATCCCCACGCCTGCCGGTCAAGACAGCCCGTGCCAATCGCGTGCGCTTCCGTGGTCGATCCGTCATGCCATCGTCGGCGGTGCGGCTGGCGCGGCAACCCAAGCCTTGGTCAAGGACTATCGGATTTTCCTCCGTGGCCCGCAATTCGCGGACAAGCTGTCAACCATCGGCAACCGCGTGCTTGGTTCCTATCAGGGCTTGTCGGGCAACACGATGGGTAGCCTTGCGACCTACCCGAACAACTCAAACCCGACCGCGGCCGCGCCTGCTAACGGCTCGCTGACGGCCAACCTTCCGGGCGGTCTAGGTGGTCAAGGGCTTGTCACGGCAGCCGTTGCAGCGGCCACGGACGGCATCTGGGGCAGCTATCAGGTTCCGGCTGGTACGGCAGCGGTCCAAGGCCGCAGGCTGGTTGTGCGGGGCATCAGGCTTCAATGCGTCAACACGGGCGCGGCGGTTGCTACCACGGCAACGGTTGTGCAGTTCTCGCTGGCCTTTGGCCATACGGCTGTGTCACTGGCCACTGCTGAAACCGGCTCGTTTGTTACGGCTACGGCCAAGGCCCCGCGCCGTGTTGCTATGGGCTTTCAGTCGTGGCCTGTCGGTGCTGCTATCGGCGCACCGCCTACGGAAGGCCCGATCTACTTCGACCTTGAGGACGCCCCAATCTACGTCAACCCCGGCGAGTTCATTGCCTTGGTGGGTAAATTCATTGTCGGCACGGCTACGGCCTCGCAGACCATCGCCTTTGTGTGGCAACCCATTTACGGCTGGGAATAACCCTCTGACGAGAGGCTGATCTATGTCTCTCCTTCTTGCGGTCCTCGTTGCGGGGACCATCACGGGAACCGCCGCGCAAACGCAAGCGCCGGACGTCGGCGCGGCTTCGGGTGCGGTTCTCATTACGGCGACCGCTTCCGCAACCCAAGCGGCGGACACCGGATCGGCAAGCGGTGCGGTTCGCATCACTGCCACGGCTTCGCAAAGCCAAGCCGATGACACCGGAAATGCAACGGGCTCTGCCCCGCTTGCGCCCATCGTCGGCACGGCAAGTTCTACGCAAGGGCCGGACACCGGATCGGCGTTTGGTTTAATTGATCCGATCTACGCTTATCCGATTCCTCTGGGTGGCAATGAGAACGCAACCGGCGTTGTGGCTGGTTCCGCAACCGCAACACCCATTCCGGGACCGTCTACGGCCTCGGGCTCGCCTGTCTCGGGAAGCACGACTATCGCGCCTCCCCGTCCCGCAACCGTTTACGCATAGGAGCCAACATGGCTGACAAAAAAACCATCAACGGCTCCGACCGTTGGGTATCCATCACGCCTTCTGACACGGTGAACATCCTCGAAACTCCGCGCGCCATCCATTGCGATGTTGCGGGCAATGCCGTGCTGGTCGGTGTGGACGATGTAGCCGTGACGTTTGCGCTTAATGCCGGGACAACCTATCCCTACCAGCCAAAGCGCATCAACTCGACCAGCACGACGGCAACGGGTCTTAAGGCCCTCTACTAGTGCTGAAACCCGGTAGCCCGCTAATAGATCGGCGGATATTGGACATAGACGCCCGCTATGTGGCTTTCCTATCGGGTGGCGTGCCGTTGACGGATTATCCCGGCGAGACGTTGCAATGCCGGAACGAGCTGGACCGCACGAACTGGATGGAACTGCGGGACCTTTGCCGCCAAGCCATTGAAGCCGAGAAAGCCTACTACGCCGCTAACGAGTTGCCTGATCCGGTTGACGGTTGGGGCGCCGGACTGATTACGGCTCCTGGTATCCGCACAACATCCAACGCCTACATTCGCCCGACGGTTGCCGCAACCTTGGTTATCCTTGCAAGCATCACGACATGGGCCTTTGAGGCTCAAGCCAACTGGTGGCGCATGAAGGATGAGGCAAGGGCCTGCGTTAACCGGAAAGACCTTGAAGCAATCGACCTAGAACAAGGGTGGCCGTGATGAAAGCTGTGCGCCGTTACCTTGAGAACGTCGTCGCTGGCCTTTCGCACCTGATTAACGCCCTGACGGGTGGTGACGCGCGGGTTTCATGGTCGGCAAGGCTTGGGGCAGAAGCCCATAACGGCAACGTGCTTTCCGCTGTGCTGGCCCTTATAATTGACACCGTGCTTTTCAGCCGGGGCCATTGCTACGAACACGCGCAAGAGGAGGGGTTGATTTGACGGCTGTCCCTTTCCTGCTGTCATCCTCGGCCCTGTCCAACTTCGCCCCGATCAGGACCACGAATGTTCACGTAGAGGCTAACCCGGCCTCGCAGGCGGCTCCTGTGGCCCTTGTAGCGCGTCCCGGCCTGTCTACCTTCGCCAGTGTCGGAACCGCCCCCACGCGCGCCCTGTGGCAGAAGCAAGGGCTATTCGAGAACGCGGCGCTGATCGTCGCTTCGGGTGAGGTCATCTCGCTATCGGCTTCGGCTGTCCAGAACACTTACAGCGGAACGAGCATTGCCGGGGATGATCTGGTCGAGATCGACGGTCAGTTGGACGCTGACTATAACTCCGAAGCCTACATCGCCAACGGTTCGGCGTTTTACAAGGCGGTCTACAACCCGCTGACCGCGACCCGTTCAGTGGTACAAATCACCTTCCCCGATGCGTTCAACGCGGGTGCGACCTCGGTTGGCTGTCTGTCGGGCTATGTGCTTGCGACTCAAGCGGGAAGCGATGCGGTCTATTACCAAATCCCCGCCGCCTCGACGTTTACGGCCCTGCAATTCGCCTCCGCTGAATATGCGCCGGACGCGAACGTCTGTATCCGGGTTGTGGGCGACATAGCCTGGTTGATGGGCGAAACGACCTTAGAAGGCTGGCGCGCTACGGGTAGCTCAACATCGCCCCTAGAGCCTGTCGGCGGCCTGAAATTTGACGTCGGCTGTAAGACCAAGGCCGCAGCGGTCAATTGCCGTGGCACGCTGGTGTTTGTGGATTCGGACGGTTCGGTTCGGATGACTTCGGGTGGGGCTCCTGAAACCATCTCCGAAAAGGGCCTTGCGGAGCAAATCGGCAACACCGCTGTCGGTGATATACGCGCCTCGTTCTACATCAAGGATCAGCGCCCGATCTATCGCCTGACCTTGGCGGCGAACGGGTCATGGGATTACGACCTGTCGGCGGGTAAGTGGACGCAAGCCAACTCCTACGGCTACGCCTACGCGCGCGCTCACCTGTTTGCCAATATCGGCGATATGGTGCTGGCTGCGGATTCCGCATCGAACGCCATCTGGACCGTTGACCCTGACAGCCGCCTTGACGTAGCGGAGACGTTCACGGTTGAATTTCACGCGCTTCTAGAAGTGAAAGAGGGCCGCGCTCCGATTGGCAATCTGGAACTGGATTGTCTGCTAGGCGATGCACCACACACCGGCCAAGGCTCCGCACCGCTGATCAGCCTGCAAATCAGCAAGGACGGCGGATATACATTTGGCCCCATCCAATACCGTAGCCTTGGGGTAACTGGCTCCCGCCTAACCGCTCCGCGCTGGAACGCCTTGGGTGACGCGGTGGCTCCGTTTGGGGCTCTGTTCAAGTTTCAGGTATCCGACCCGGTTGGCCGTCGCTTCTCGGGTGCTCGCATCAATGTCCCTTAGATCGGTCCCGCTATTTGACCGTGAAGGCCGACCCACCACGTTCCTGATGCGTCAATGGGCGCAGCGGGGCGCGCTACAGCCGCTTTACGCTGGCACCCGCTACCTTGACACCGGAAGGGCCGGATTGCCCGTTCTGAGGGGCCTATGGGCTGTAGCGTTTCCAACCCGTAGTCCGCTACCCCTTGATCCGATTGCCAATAGTGACGGCACCGGGACGCAGCGGTTTTGGGATGTTTTTGAATGACAGCAAGAGGATAATTGCATGTCGCTTCTGTCACTAATTCCGGCCATCTTTGGCGTAGGCTCTAGCCTTGTCGGCTCGTCTCAGGCAAAGAAGGCCAACACGCGCGCGACGGAAGCCGCCAATCAGGCTAATCAAGCCAACATTGCGGCCAACCGTGAAAACCGCGATTACATTGCGGGCCTGAACCAGCCCAAGATTGCGGGCGGGAATGCAGCGTTTGACATGCTGCTGCAAGAGTTTGGCGTAGGCCAGCCCGCACCGCAACGCCAATCGTCCTATCGCTCGCCGTCGTACAATCCGGGCGTTACAGGCCAACCGCAGCCCGCTGGCCCTGACGCGGGCTATGCTGGCGGCGTTCCTGCCCAACCGCAGGGCGGCTTTGACACGGGGGCCTATCTCAATGCCAACCCCGACGTTGCGCAAGAGTTTGAGCGCCTCAACAGCACGCCCGAAGGCCAAGCGACCCTACAGGCCAACGGCGTGACCTCGCCGGATGACTACGCGGCCCGGCACTACGAAACCAGCGGCCAAGCCGAAGGGCGGCAAGTCCAGCAATACGCGCCAGACCCGGCTGACCCTAACGCGGCTCCCGATCTGATGAACGCGCGCCGTCCTGACATTGGACCGGCCCCGACGTTTGAGCGCCGCGAAGACATCCGGATGCAGGACTATGGTTCGGCCCCTGATGCAGCGTCGTACTACAGCAACTTCGAGGCAGACCCCGGCGCGGCTTACCGTGAAAAGGGCGCGCTTGACGCAATCAACGCGGCTTCGGCAGCGCGTGGCAGGCTGCGTTCCGGCGATGCGGCCAAAGCCCTGATGATTGAGGGCGCAAACCAAAAAGCGCAAGACTATAATAACTGGTTCAACCGCCAGACCCAACGCCTTGCCGCCGACCGTGGACAGTTCAATCAGAACCGCTCGTTCGCAGGCAACCTCTACACTAGCCAGAACGCCCGACAGGATGCTAACTTCGGTGAAGACCGGACCTATGGGTCAAACCTCTGGGACCTGAACCGCCAACGCTCGGATCAGAATTTTGACACCGACCGGAACTATCAAACCAACCGCTCCGACACCCGCGTAAACAACCTGTTCCGCGTGTCGGGCGTGGGTGATAATGCTATTGGTAACGTCACGGCGGCGGGCAACAATTTCACCGGCAACGCGATGGACGCTAACGCCACCACGGCCAACATTGCGGGCAACAGCGCAATCAATCGCGCCAACGCTAACACCAACCTTGTTAGCGGCATTGGCGGCGCGGTGAGCAACGTGGCGAACGCCTTCACAGGCGGCGGGCGCTTCCCGGCTCCGAACCTACAGCGCAGCAATGCGGCTTCCGTTCCGTTCGACATGGCAACGCGCGGGTTTATCAACACGCCCGCCTCAATCCGTCCGGTGTTCTAATGGCGATCAACCTGTTCAGCACGTCCGGCATTCTTGACCGGGGCAACGAAGCCTTTAAGCAAGGTTACGACCAGATGGGCGCAATGCGTACCGACCGAACCAACATGCAAGCCGGTAGAGCCTACGCAGGCGGCGACCGTCAAGGCGCGGCCCGTATGCTGGCGCAAGGCGGGAACATCAACGACGCGCGCACGCTGGAAAACGACATTCAGGGCGATGAGCGCCAGTTGATGCTGGACCAGCAGGCGGCGGAACAGCAGACGTACCAGCGCGGGCGGGACAAGACGACCGATCAAGCGGCGCAAGCCGAACGCAACTACACCACGCTAAAGCGCATTACGGGTGGATTGCGCGGCTATGACGAAGGCCAGCGGTTGCCGCAATTGCAGCGCGTGTTGCCAATCTTTGAACAGCTTGGCCTTCCCGTCGATCAGTTTGCGGCGCTGACAGAAGACCAGCTTAACAACGCCGGGCTCGACATGTTCGAGGGCGAGCTTGATAAGCAATGGACGTTCCACAATCTGGGCGGCGGCGGCATTGGCCGATCCAACGCGCGTGACGGGACGTTTGAGACGTTGCGCGAACCGGCTGAAAAACCGCCCGGAAACTACATCATGGGTCCTGACGGAAACTGGATGCTTAACCCGCTCGTGGGGCAAGCCGCTGCTGCAAGGCGCGCGCCCAAGAGTGCGGGCGGTGGTGGCGTTCGTAGCAACATTCCGCCGCCGCCCTCGGGCTGGCGTCCAGCGGGCCAGTAGGGGAAAGCCATGCCGGTAGGATACGAAATCACCAACGACAAAGGCGAGCGCGCGTGGTGGGATGGCAAGAAGGTCACGCCGCTAGACGCCAACGGCGTACAAGTCGGCGGTGGTGCGCCGACTGAAGGTCAGCGCACAACCGGCTTTCTGTCATCGCGCATTGCTGATTCCGCAAAGGCCATTGACGCCATTGACCGCCGGAACCCAAACGCGGCGAAGCCGGGGATTGTGGAAACGACAGCCGATGTTGTCACCGGCGGAAAAGCGACAAACCTTTTCCGCAACGCTGACCGGCAAAAGACCGTCGCCAACCAGCTTGATATTCTCGACGCCGCTTTGACGATGGGAACCGGCGCGGCGTACACCCAAGAGCAGCTTAAGAACTATCAGCAAGTGTATTTCCCGGCGTTCACGGACAAACCGGAAGCCGTGGCGGAAAAGCGCCGCAAGCTGGCCAGCCTGTTGCGCGCAGCCAAAATTAAAGGCGGGACCGCATCGCCGCCGATTTTGGACGAAGCCATTTTGATCTATGGTCAGCCGGAAGGTGGCGTCCGCAATGTGGATGGGCGCGCGCCTCCCGCTGGATTTGAGACGCGTCTTACGCCAGCCCAAAGGCGTGTAACCGGCTCGCTTCCGAGAACCAAAGCGCCAAGCGGTCAACAGGCAAACCCCTACGCGCCGACAACTAACGATGAGTTCGAAAAGCTCCCCGTTGGATCGTTCTTTATCAACCCCGCCGATGGGCGCATTTTGAAAAAGAGGCAATAATGGCACTCGATTTCTCTGCGCGTGCTAGCGAGGCCCCGCTTGATTTTTCGGCACGCACGAAGCCAAAGCCCAAGCGCAATTGGCAAGGCGAAGTCACGGGCGCTATGGCGAATTTTAATCGTGGCCTTGGCATTGGTGACGAGCTTGCGGCGGCAGGCAACACGGTTGCCAACGTGTTTTCCGGTCGGGTTCCGCTGTCTGGCGTGGGCGCTGACTACAACCGCAGCATGGCGGAACAGCGCCGCATTGAAGACAGCTACGCGGCTGATCGTCCCAATGCGGCGGCTCTGGCGCGCGGCTTTGGCATGGCGGCAACGGCGGCGGTTCCGGCAGGCAATACGGCGAACCTGTTTGCCCAAGGTGGACGGGCCGTCAATGCGGCGCGTGGCGCAACCCTAGCCGCAACGCAGGGCGCGACATATGCAGCGGTTGACCGTGGTTCGGCGCGTGAGCGTCTAGCGGCGTCCAGTCGTGCGGCGCGTGACCCGGTAACGCTGGGGCTAGGGGCTGTGGGTGGCCGTATGGCTACGCCGCGCAAAGCCAAGACCACGCCGAAAGTTGACCCTAACGTTGAATTGCTAGCGCGCGAAGGCGTGACGCTAATGCCGGGCCAGATGGGTGGCGGATTGCGCCGCGCTGCTGAAGACGCCGGTAGCTCACTGCCGATGGTCGGCGATAAAATTGCGGAAGGCCGCACAACTGGCTTTGAAACGTTTGGCCGCGCCACGCTCAACCGTGCGCTGGCTCCCGTTGGCCACAAGCTGCCCGATGACATTCCTTCTGGAACCGAAGCCGTAAAATACGCAGGCGACTATCTTTCCAAGGGCTACGAAGCGGCAATACCGGGCCGCAACATTGTGTCGGATCGTGAGTTGGTGCAGGATTATGTAAGCGCCCTGTCAAACGTCAACACGCTTACGCCGCGAAACTTCAAGCGGCTTGAAAGCATTTTGAACGAACGCGTAACCAGCCGGTTTCCTGCAAAGGGCGCTATTGACGGGGCGCTATACAAGAAAATCCAAAGCGAATTGGATTTTGAAGTGTCGCGCTTCAAGGGTTCTAAAGACGCCGACGAACAGGCAATGGGCGCGGCGATTGAAGGAGTGCAAAGCGCAATCGAAAAAGCCGCTCGCCGCCAAGACCCCGCGTTTGCCAAGCAGATTGATGCCCTTGATCGCGGGTGGGCTGAATTGGGTCGCATTGAAGCGGCGGCAGCCAAATCAACTGACTTGTCGGGCAACTTTACGCCAAACCAGTACGCTCAATCCGTTCGCGCTGGCGATGACCGCGTTCGCAGGCGTGGCGTGGCTAGAGGTGAAGCCTTGTCGCAGGACTTGGCGCGCGCCGGGGTAAAGGTGCTTCCGTCTAGGGTTCCTGACAGCGGAACCGCTGGGCGTGCGGCGTGGGGCATGGTGGCGTCCGCGCCGGGGGCAGTTTTGGGCGCTATGACGGGCGGCGGATTTGGTGCGGCGGCGGGTATTGCTGGAACGGCAGCAACGCTTAACGCGGCATCTAGGCTCTACAAACCGGAAGCTATCGCGGCAGCTAACGCGGCCCTCATGGAGCGCATCTCACCAAGCGAGCGCCAACAGGCGCTTAGGGCGCTTGCCGACCTTGCCGCCAACGATCCAGCCGCCCAAGAATTGTATCGTCAGGTGGCGGCAAGGCTTTCAAGGGCGGCGGGAGTTGCAGGCGGTTCACAGGCCGGACAATCGCCCAACCTTTTCGCACAGCCCTAGCTGACCACTTCCAGCCGATCACACCGGCATAGACAAAGATAAACAGCCCCGGAACAAAACCGTTCGAGGCCATTACACGCTCGCCGAGTTCCCAGCGAATTTCGTCGCGCTCCATAGCTTCACCATATCATGAAACCCGCGAGGCTCAAACGTGGCTGTACTAGTAGAAGGGCGCATCCTAGTCACCGACGCATCGGACACACCGATCAGCGGCGGCAAGGTGCGGATATACGACACCGGCACCACAAACCTGACCAGCGTCTTCAGTGACGCAGCCTTGTCGGTTCCGCTGACCAATCCCGTTGTAGCCAACTCGTCAGGCTTCACGCCGGTTATCTTTGCGGCAGAGGCGACGTCCGTTGACGTGACCTATCTCACCGCCGCTGACGCTACCGTGACGGGCCGGACCTACACGGCTATCCCGTTCCTTGGCTCCGACACCGGCACCTTCACCCGGACGTTCGGAGGTGGAACGCGCTTCAAAATCACGGACGGCGGCGGCATCGTTCTGATGCAGGTTGGCGATGCTTCCCCGGATAACGTGGGCGGGCAACTGACCATTGAGGGCTGGGCGGGAACGCAAGGCGATACGCTCACGCTCGACTTTGCCACGACCAACACGACCGGCGTCATGACCGAAAACAGCAAGAAGCTGCTCGGCATCGTCAACACGGCAGCGACTACGTTTACGACCGTTGCCTCGGTTGATATTCCGCTGACGCAGAACCCGAGCGGGGTTCTGGTGTGGGACGTGGACGTGATCAACCTGATCACGTCGGGAGACGCAGCCCTAGGCATCCAGTTCTCTTATGATGGCGGGGCCAGCTACAAGTCAGGGGCATCGGATTACGCCTATGCCTACCAATACAAAAACCTGGGGGACGCAAACCCATACCCGACTTACGCCGACAGCAGCGGTTCCACTCAAATTCTCATGAACTCTGGCACGTCCATGTTGACGGTTCCTGGCTGGCTCAATCTGAAAATCAAAACCATTGCCAGTGGCTCACTTCCGACTGTCCTGAAAGGCGATCTAACCTGCCTGCAATCTAACGCTAAGCCGAACCTAAACCTCATTCGCGGTTACGGCCTCGGAGGCTACGGCAAGGCCACACATATGCGCCTGCTGGCTTCCACCGGCACAATCACCGGCCAGTATCGGGTGGCTGCAATGAGAGGCTTTGGGGAAGCCTAAAACTCGACATTCGTCAATAAATATCATACACTTAGCGCGAAACAGGCGAGGCTTTTCTGATGCTTGAATGGCGCGATATTCCGGGGTTTGAAGGTGCTTATCAAGCAAGTGCTTGCGGGCAAATCCGTTCGCTTGAACGGACGGTGATCGGAGCGCGAGGCGTGGCGGTTTACGTCCCCGGCTGCATCAAAACCCAGCGAATTGATCGGGATGGTTATCCCGTCGTTGGTTTGTCCAAGGGCGCTGGAAAAATCCAAACCTACGGCGTCCATCCATTGGTTTTGGCGGCGTTTTCCGGCCCGAAGCCGCATCCAATGTTTCAAGCGTGCCACAACGACGGCAACCGCGCAAACAGCGCCATCAGCAACCTTCGCTGGGCATCTCCCGCAGAGAACTACAACGACCGCCGCGCTCACGGAACGGATGCGGGCGGCGAGGGAAACCCGGCAGCAAAAATGACGTGGGCAAAGGTGCGGCTACTTCGAAAAGTCGCAAGCCAGTTCACCCAAAAAGAACTGATGGCTTATTTCAACATGTCGCAGCCGCAGGTTTCCAAAATAATCCTGCAACAGTCGTGGGTATAAGCGAGTGAACCCAACTTTAACCACGGAGATTAACCCATGATCGGCCTTGGCCTGTCCCTAGTGCTTGGTCGCCAACCCGCTGCTGGCGGCGCACCTTCAACCGCAGGCCAGCCCATTGGCCTCCTTCTCGCTCTGACAAAGGCGTCCTGACATGGCTGACAACATCACAATCACTCAAGGGTCCGGTACGACCATTGCCACCGATGACGTGTCGGGCGTGCAGTATCAGGTCGTTAAGATTTCCGCTGGCGCTGACGGCGTAGCTGGCTCGCTGGTGGATTGGACTACCGGCACGGCGGGCTCGCCTGCTGGTGGTGTGACGTCCGTTCAGGGTGTGTCAGGTGGCACTCCCGCGCCAGTGACCTCGGTTGGCTACGCCGTTGCGACGGTCTGCACCTCCGGCACGACGGCTTATGTCGCGACGGACGTTGTGGGTGGCGCGAAAGACTTTGGCGTTCTCGGCCCCAGCGGCGCAAGCGTCATCATTACGACCGTACAGCTAATGATCAATTTGTCGTCTGTCACCAGCGGCATGACATCGTTCACGCTGCATCTGTTCAACGTGACGCCCCCCAGCGCCATTGCCGACAGTTCGCCCTTCACCTTGGCGTCCGGCGACCGCGCGTCTTACCTTGGGTCCGTCCTGATCGGCACCCCGGTTGATCTGGGCGACACCCTTTACGTTGAGGCCAATGGCGTGAACAAGCAGGTGAAGTTGTCCGGCACGAAACTGTTTGGCTATCTCACCACAAACGGGGCTTACACCCCGACCGCCGTTGATTATACAGTGACCATCCACACCGTGGCGGTGTGACTCATGCCGTCACCCACGATTAACCGGATATTACGCAGCAGTCGGGGCGGCACTGTTGTTCTGACCAGCGGGACAACGTGGACAGTTCCCGTAAACTTTAAGTCGCTGGTGTCCATTGAGGCCATTGGCCCCGGAGGCGCGGGCGCTGACGGGTTGCACCTCAGCTATTCCGGCGCGGGTGGCGGCGGCGGCGCTTACGCCAAGATTGTGTCGGCTGCGAATATCGCCGCAGGTAACGTCCTGACGATCCAGATTGGGGCGGGCGGCTCTGGCAACGCCACCTTTCTGCAAGACAACACCGCCACAACCGTTATCTCGGCGGCGGCGGGCGGCAACGCAGTTACCACCACGGCGGGGGCTGGCGGCACGACGGCGGCTTCAACCGGATCAACCAAGTTTGCAGGCGGCGCGGGCGGCATCGGATCATTAGGTGGCGGGAACCAGCCCGGAGCTGGCGGCGGCGGCGCTGGCGGGCCAAATGGCACAGGCGCAACGGGCGGCGGTACTGGCGCGGGCGGTGCGGGAGGCTCTGGCGGCGGCGGGGCTGGCGGCGGCACTGCGGGCGTAAGCACTGTTGGATCGAATAACGGGTCTAACGGCGGAAACAACTTTTTTGGCACTGGTGGCGGCGCTGGGTCAACCAATGGCAGCGGACTTCCCGGAACCGCAGGCTCAAACGGAGGCGGCGGTGGCGGCGGTCAAGGTAGCGGCGGTGGGGCCGGGGGCGCGGGCGGCCCGGGTGGCACGGAACTGGCTGAGGGAACCGTTCAAGGCCCCGGCGGCGGTGGCGGTGGTGGCGGCGCGGACGCGGTAGCGGCGGGCGTGGGCGGTGCATACGGCGGCGGTGGCGGTGGTGGTGGCACTTACGGTGGCACTGCCGCAACTGGCGGCGCAGGCGTCATTGTTATTGTGTATCGTTAGGGGCTGCTGACATGGCTGCAAAGCGCGGTTCAATTCTAAGCCTCCCCACTGTTGGACCCGGCGCAAGCTGGAACGGCACGGCTCTGTCAGGCGGAACCCCGCCGACAGACCCCACTAGGACCACAGCCAAGCCTGCGATCCATTGGCTTGTGCCATCTGAGCTACGGTTTATTAGCGGAAACAACATCCCAATTGGCGTCGATGCGGATGCTAACGGCGGCGTTCAGCGCGTAGATTTCTGGGTTGAAGGCCGGATTTTTAGTGTCTACGCGCCCTACTTCTACCGCGACACAGACGCCAGCGGACGGCCTCGGTCCCGGTTTGGCTATTGGATTACGTTAAACGCGGCCTCCTTTACATCGGTTAGCACAACTGGCGAGGCGCGGATTTATGCCACCGCTTACCCGAACGACCCGACCATGCAGGCCCGGACAATCGGCATTACCTCCGGCGTCCCGGCAACGGACAATCTCCGGGGTGACTACGCCCTGACGGTCTATCCGCGCGCTGCGGCAAACGATTGGGTGAAGACCGTCGCGCCAACAGGGGCAGACTACACCACGATTGCGGCGGCAATAACGGCGGCGCGGGCGGCAACGGCAGAAGCGCCATTGATCACCATTACGGCGACGGGTTCTTACGAACTCACCAGCGATGCCAACAACTACGCCAACGGAAAGGGCTTCTGCACGATAACCGCTTCAACCGGTGTGACGGCCACCCTGGGACGGGCGGCGGCGTTCGCACCTTCAACGCCCGCTAGTTGGCCTTGGCTGCCGGGCTGGGACGGCATCGAGTTCCGGGGATCGGGCATCGTCTTTGATCAGCGCAACTGGTCAACGATCAACACGACAACCAAGCCCGCGTGGTTCAACGGCTGCAAGTTCACTAACAGCATCGGCACGCTCTACAGCTACTATTGGAACGGACTCATTCATCCCGGCTTTGGCGCGAATAACTCCAACTACTGGGATGACGTGACGGTTGAATACAACGCGCGCGGGAGCGCTTTAGGCAACCAAAGATATGTGCGCGGATGCACCATCAATCAGTATGCTGATGACCTCTTTACGGGGACGCACTATGTAGCAAATAACTATGTTCGATATTACGAAATTGCGTTTTTCATCGGCACTACTGAAGACCTCGTTACTGGCACTGTTACAAACTTCACCGGCCTGCGGATCAACGGGCCTGCAAACGCCACCGTGAGCAAGACAGCGGCGGATGCCCAAGGCGGTAATTTGCTCCTTCGGGTCAGCGGATCGACTGTGGCCACCATCGCGCTAGGTTACTATGGCAACGACACCAACCCGACAATTGATGCTGTCGTCACGGCGATCAACGCCTACGGCAATGGCTGGTCAGCCAGCGCACAGAATAGCCGGGGAGCGATGCGCCCATCGGCGTTAGGCGCGACAACTGGACACGCAGCCAGCTTTACGGATTTGGTGGCTACACCAACAATTAACTTGAACGCGGGCGAAGATTATCACGCTGATTGGTGGCAGGGGTACACGGGCGGCGTAACCCGTCAGAACGTCATTATTCGTGACAACACAACGCGGGACTCAGGCTTACAAGCAACTGCAAACGCAACTATATTTTTGGACGATGATGTAGGTACATTGTACGCGGATTTTATTATAAAAAACAACGTTTGGACGGGTCGCTACGGTGTAACAAGATTGGGGACAGACCAGCTAAGTCATGTTGTCTACGACAACAACTCTAACGAAGCTCCAATATCACGCAGGCAATCACCAGCGGGTGATCAAATCTATTCCAGCTACAAGAACAATGCATCGGCGTTGTTGGCTTACAATGCGGCGGGTACATGGGTTGGTGATGCACCTTGGATTAACAATTCATACATAATTGCCAACGGAAACGGCGCAATTTCGGGCGGGTCCAACTCTGGTAACTTCACAATCACCAAAGACGGAAACGCAACGACCTATTGGAAACTGTTGTTTGTGGATTATGAAAACGGCGACTATCGCCCGGTGACGGCGGGAACCTTGCTGTCAAACCTGAAAACCAAGATCAATAGCTTTGACGGCACGGGCATAGTCTATTCCACCTCTGACGTTGTGGGCGCGCGGTCCAAAAACGGCGGCGCACCGTCGTACCCGTTTTAGCCATGACCCAGCCAACCCACGCCGACCTAAACAAGAGAACCGCACCATGACCGCCGAATCCTGGGTAGCCATTGCCGCCCTGACGTTTGTCGTCGTCGTCCAAGCGGGCGCATCAATCTGGTGGGCCGCAACGGTCAATTCCAAGGTTGCGGCGTTGGAAGCAGCGGCCAAAAGCCACGGCGACCTACGCGACATCGTGATTGAGATGCGTACCGAGATGCGGGGATTTCAGGGCGTCATCCGGGATTTAGCCGAGGGTATCAAAGACCTTCGCCGTCCAACCCGGCGCGGGCAAGAGGGGTAACGTCTCGATGGGTAAACTGTTCCGCGATTTATTCACCGGCAGCGATGGCCGAACATTTGCCATCGGGCGGATTGCATCGGTCCCGACGCTCTTTTCCGGCCTTGGCCTTCCCCTTGGCGCTTTGGCAATGGGCCAGACGCTAGACTTTGCGGCGCTAGGGGTTTTTTACGGCGGCGTTGCTGGTGGCGTTGCGGCGCTTATTGGCTTAACTTCACATACAGAGCCCAAGGGTGGCGAATGAAGTACGCACTTGGCCCGAAGTCGCTTGCCAAGCTGGATGGCGTGCATCCCGATCTTGTGCGAGTCGTGAAGCGGGCCATAGCCATAACGCGGCAGGACTTCATGGTTTTGGAGGGTGTGAGAACACCCGCCCGCCAAGCCGAACTGTACGCGCAGGGCCGCACAAAGCCCGGCAAAGTCGTGACTTGGACGATGACCTCCAATCACTTCCGCAAGGCGGACGGCTACGGCCATGCGGTGGACCTTTGCCCCTTTCCGGTAGACTGGAACACGGCGTCCAAGTTTGACGACATTGCAGACGCGATGGAAAAGGCGGCTAAAGCGGTGGGCGTAAGCATCAGGTCAGGTATGGATTGGGACCGCGACGGCAAGCGCCGTGAGGTTCGGGAGACGGATTCGCCTCACTTTGAGTTGGCCCGTTGATCGATAACGCCCTCCCAATGGTCGCAGCGGTCCTGCACCGTGCCTATCGGGAGAACCGCCGCGCCTACGTCGAGGAAGCGTCACGGTTGATCCCTACAATGTCACCGTGGCCCAAGCGGCGAAGTTCCAAGCGAAGACCCATCCCCGGCGTCATTGACGCCCCCACGGACAGCGAGGGCTAGTGCCTACACCTGCACGAACGGACGAGGGGCCGCGTTCGCGCCGTTCCGTCAAAGAGCGTATTGAGGCCAAACTACGCCAAGGCCATAGGCCAAGAGGCATGACGGGCAACGGTAACGGGGCCGTTGCGGAAGCGGCGATTGAAGCCGTGGCAGAAGGCGAGTTCGCCACCGTTGGCGCGTTCAAGTCGGCCATGCTGGACTTGCCGCCGGAATGGGAACCGGATTGGTCACTATACAGGGCGCAACGCTACCAGCAACCCGTTCCACTGTCGGTGCTGACACCGGCCCTAGAACCCTTCCCGATGGCCCCTAGCGGCACGCCACAGCGCATTCTAGTCATCGGCGACCTACACAATGACCCGCGCCACGAACATCGCCTGAAGGTGCTAACGTGGGCGGCGCGCATGGCAAGCGAACACCGCTACGACCGGATCATCCAGGTTGGCGACTGGTCGACCTTTGACAGCGTGAACCAGCACGACGACAACGCTACGGTGGCCGCAAGGTTCAAGCCATCGGTGAAGGTCGATCTGGAAAACCTCACCCAATCGCATCAGGCCTTCCGACGCGGGATGGCGGAAGACTATCGCCCCAAGCTCGACTTTCTGCTAGGCAATCACGAGAACAGGCTAGAGCGGTTTGAAAATGCCAACCCGGAAAGCGTCGGAACCTTTACTCTTGCTCGCGACGAGACTTTCGCCCAATTCGGCTGGCGGTCACGACCGTACGGGGAACTGTTTTACGTCGAAGGGGTCGGTTTTACACACCATCCGACAAACGGCGCAGGGCGAGCTTACGGTGGAAAAACGGGGCCTCAGCGCGCCGCGAACGAAAGTACCGTCCCTGTAGTCAGCGGTCACACTCACAGACGCCAAGTCCACGATAGCCCGAAGATTGGCCCGGTTGACGTCATCTCAATGGTTGAGGTCGGATGCGGCCTTTTCTGGGGCGAAGTCGAATCCTACGCGCGTCATGGCTTAACGGGCTGGTGGCACGGCTTGGTCCCGATGACAGTGCAAGGCGGCGTCATCACTGATCTTGAGTTCAAGTCCATGCTGACAATCCGTGACCGTTACAGCGATGACGGCGGCGACGTGAGGTCATAGGAGGCGGCTGGTTTGCACGCGGTCGCTTTCGTCAAGGCTAACTGGACATTTTAGGGTTTGGGAAAATTGGGGTTAGCAAATTCGCCAAAATGCTCGCAAGCAGCAACGTCATAAGCGCGAGCAGCGGCTTCCTCATCTGCATAAAGGCCCAAATGAAATTGCTGGCCGTTGATTCTGATGCGCGCTTGCCATTTAAGCATTTGTTTGTGCCAATGAACCCCAAGAAATTTCGAGGTCGCGCCAGCCCTGCTTTTGCAATTCCGCTGGTTTTCAGATTGCGTACACACTCGCAAATTAGTTCTGCGATTGTCTAATCCGTCGTGATTGATGTGGTCAACAAACATGTCTGCGCTCGGGTTTAAGATGGCCCGATGCATCAAAATAGTAGCGCGTCTGCCATCATCGCGCTTTATGTTGCGGCCCGCATACCACGCGCGCCTGTCGCGGCGAACGCACCACTTAAATTGCGCCAACTCCTCATAGTCTGCTGCGTCGACAATAGCGAACTTGCCTTGCGACAGCGGAATGAGTTTGGTATTTTCAGACATGGGGCGACCTTTCCAGAGGCGTTCAGGGCAGGCGCTTTGGCGAGCGGCCTGCCCCTTTTGTTTAGCGGAAACCACCCGTTACTGCAAGCAAGCGGAGATGCAATGTTTCCATTTACCGTTACGCCACGCATCATCCTCGCCGGAATAGCCGCTACAGCCCTTCTAGCGACCGTGGGCGGGTTATACTGGAAGGGTAGACACGATGCCGCCGAACGGGCCAAGGCCGCTGTAGAGGCCGCTCAAGCGCAAGCGCGCGTGTCAGACGTGACGGCCAAGGCGCTCGACACCCACACAACCGAAGTCCGCATAATTCGCGAGAGGTCCGACCATGCGATCCAAGTTGTCCAGCAGGCCCCCGGCGCTGACACTCCCGTTGATCCTGGCCTTCTCAGCGCTTGGCGTG